TCAGGAGCATTTCTGATTAACGCCACCGTTAAGAATCCACCCTTCAACAGCTTCACGAAGGTATGATTTGGGGTGGGTTCTGACTGGCTTCGGAAATCCGTGTCGTTTGGTATAGTTCCAGATTGTCTGACGTGATGAAACACCGAGCTTGTTCATCACTTCTTTCTCAGGAATCAGGCTGGTATCGGTCATCTTAATTCTCCAGGCAAAAAGAAACCGCCATATAGCGGCTATATCAGATATGTACAGGCCTCATCGAGTGTGAGGCGTTAGTCCTTGCGTAGCTCGCTGATTCTTCTGTAAGTCTCTGGTGCTTTGTTTCCGTGTATCTTCATTTCAGACTTCAACAGAGCAACGAGGGAATCCCATTCGTTGAGGATGCCTTTGAATGCCGGAACGCGCTTTGCAACCTTGTCGAATGAATCTCTGATTTCTGGAGTCTGCTCAACAAGTGCAACGCATCGTCTGAAATCGGCTGCGTCATGTGGAGCACCGAAGCTATGACCATAGATATTCTTTTTCAGTCCACATGCGATTGAGGCAAGAGTTGCGCTACTGATGCCAACATCGCCAGTCGATTGCCATTTCAAAACCTTCATAGCCAAATCTGACATTTCTTGTCTCCATAAAACAAAACTCGCCGTAGCGAGTTCAGATAAAAGAAAACCCCGCGAGTGCGAGGATTGTTATTGTCTTTTCTTCGTGCATTTGTCGCACTTTCGGCACCATCCAGATAGGCACATCCGTCCGCAATTAACACATATAGGCCACATCATTTTTCCTCTTTTGGTTTATGAATCTGAATGGTCATGCCGCTTTGAGTGGTGACTACAATGACAGAACCAGGCTGAAGACTGTTAAGATTGAATGCTTCGTAAAACGAATCCAAGGCCAGCGCTTTTTTATTCTTTCGGTTCCACCAACGCCATCCCTTGCTACAGGCTACACTGACAATCCACTGCCCACTCCTGTAAGCCATATAAAACCAGATGAGCAAAACCTGAAGGAATGCTATCCAGTCAATAATCGTATATTTCGCGAAGGAGTACATCACTTCACCTCCTGCTGTGGTGCTGCTGGCATTTCACGCCAGTGCGTAACTGAGTGCGGATCCGGATATTCGGTGCCATCATCCCAGCGATTGCCATTCCACATTGCAGACCACATCTCACCGTCTTCATACATGACCATTACCGGAATTAACTTATCCGGCATTCGCTCACTACAGCTTATCCAACTATCCGGAGTTACCGGATAGTTGCCGGGTTCTTTAATGTGCAAGCGAGGCTCACCATCTTTTGGTTCAGGCCACTGGCGCTTCATGTTGATCTTCAATTTATCTTCCATAGCAGCGGTAATTTCAGCATCACTGATACCAGCACGGCGCTGTGCATCCCACAACCGATGGAGATTTCTGGTTGGTATTTTCTGGTGATGGTTTGTTAACTGATGCTGGGATTGCCCATCCCGGCAGCGATGGAGGGAGCCAGTAAAATCCTGTTCCATCCTTCAGTTTTGCCCTGTGCCACCCCTGCTTTTTATCGAGAGATGTTTGTGCGAAACCTTCCTCAAGGTTATACAGATACCGACCGATTCCCCACTGAACGGCAGCGCGCTTCATTGCACCGGAACGACCACCTTTGACGGCTTCTACCTGCGTGTTTTCAGCAGCATCCCATTTGGTTACCCATTCGGAATCAATCTTTATCGATATGCCGCATTCAACGCCGCCGTTGTTGGGAATATCGCGGTATTCATTGCGCCATCCTGCTTTGCCGCAAACATCGTCCAGGCGTTTCATGATTGCCCGGTTCGTGACATAAGCCAGCACCATAGCCCACACTTTGCCATCGCGTGTTTTACCGCTTTGCTGTATTCGCCATTCGATATCTTCAGGGCTGAATGGCTCATCGAATTTATTCAAATCCATAATTCACCTCAGAATGGACATGGCCCAAGGAAATAACGCTGATTTAATACTTCGACTCGGGACAAATTAAGGCATACCCGCATTCCTTCGCGGTCACCATTATGGCGATACCAGAGAGCTTTCTGCGTGTACATGCGTCTCTGTAACTTGCTCTCCTTCACTGTGGTTGCAAGTGACATGAATATCTCCTTCGTTACCGATTAAATCTTTCATCTGACGAATGAATTCTTCGTCTGACCAGTTATCTGTAAAACTCATTTCCTGCGATACCACGGAAGGTTGATAGCTGATTTTATCGCTTTATTTGCTTCAAGCCACATTTTTGAATCACCAATAAATCTGGCTATTACTGCTTTGTTTTGTGCTGCACGAAGCATCTGGTGATTGATGGCTATTTCATTGCGCATAACGCCTCCAGTTGTTTCTTTGCTGCTCTGATTAATTGTTTAACTCGGCGTGATAATTCAGATTCGTGCGGGTAGAAAGCGGACATGACGCCGCTACCCGCGAGCTGAAAGTGCATCATGGGTAACTCCTTATATTTGATTGCATAACGAAAAACGCCTCGAGTGAAGCGTTATTGGTATGCATATAAAAAGGCCCTCACATTGGAGGGCAAAGAAGATTTCCAATAATCAGAACAAGTCGGCTCCTGTTTAGTTACGAGCGACATTGCTCCGTGTATTCACTCGTTGGAATGAATACACAGTGCTTATTCGTATTAATAAAACACCCAATTTTCTGTTTCTTGGTTGTGTCCAAAGTTATATTCAATATCTGGTGTTGATGTATCAATATTCTTCATCCCATCAACAAGAGTTGATACAACAGCCAAATCTTGTTTGATTCTCATCAAATGGTATTTCTTCCGGCGCAATAAACTTTCAATGGCAAGTTTCTTCGTCGGGAATGCAAAAGATCTTTCTGCATTTTTTGCTACTTTCTTAATTGCATATCTATTTCTCCTTTGTTTCCATTCCTGTAACCACTGATTTGGTGCTGGTTTAAAATTAACAATCCAATGCGCAGGAACCAACCATGCATAATGCTCTGTCTGATGAAAAGCTTATATTGAAGTGCGAATATTTTGATTCCATCTTCTTCAACTGTCGCTTGGAATCTCCAGAAAACAGGCATTCCATCATGTTCAGTTTCTGATTTAGGAAAAGGTACGCTCCATGATTTTGTCATATCTAACCTCAAATAAGTGGTTTGCTGCCAAAACAATGAACCATCCGGAAATTCCAGATAGTTCATAATTCACTCTTCAATACTTCCAACTTACTAATCGCCGAAAGATATCCGCGCTGATAGGGCATCATCATTCCTTCGAGCTTGCCACTTCTTAACTCCTCCCTGAGCAATTGTATTGCTTGATCAATAACCTCTGCCTTAGCGTCCTTTATGGCTTTCTTGCGGGGCTTTGCTTTCTGCTTTGGCAGATTTCTCAAGCATGATGGAATGTATGTCTGATTCATCACTTACCTGGCTGTCAGTTGTTTTGATTTCCGGTAGCCTGCTGCGTAAAGAGCTACATTTGGAAGACATACACCAGTTTCTGGTTGCTTATGTCCAAACTCATTCGCGTACACAATGGCCGCTCGCTCCAGATTGCGTCTGTATTCTTTCTGTTGCCAGATCACGTCCTGTGCCATGAACTTAATTGGCTTAGCGTCTTCTATGCGCTCAGGCGTTTCGTGAGTACCTTTAGCCTGAATCTGCGCTCTGCTTAGAGTAGGGCGGTGTAATACTTCTGAACTTATTGCTTCTTCGCGGGCCAGCACGCCGTTAGCTAATGCCTTTGCCTTTAAACGCTCACGACGACGAGAACGTGAATTGCCTTTGAACTGAGTTCTGCGTGTCATATAGACCTCCTGATGAACTTTGGTGGTGTGGTAGGTGGGAGACCCATTTCGACCTGTTTCGGCCTACTTCAATTCGGCAATAGTCCCGCAGGCCTCGCCGCTTTACGTGCGACATATTCCTGTCCATGAACCCTTCACCACACCCCAAAGTTCACTTTGGTTATTGCGCTTTGTCAGCGCCGTAGATTCTTGCTTGAATCGTTGTATATTCACCGCCCTGGTGAGTAGTGCGTCCTGCTGATGGCGATAATAATGAACCAATAGTTCGATATTATCAAGAACTATTGGTACGAATTTTTGTGATTTATTAACTCTGCGAAGTATGATTTTGATATATAAGGAAATTTATTTTTGTAAATGTGGCTGATGAAGGTTATGCGGCAGGGATCAGAACTGCATGGTTTAGCGAATTACATCAATAAATACAATTGGTTATGTGTTTTTTTTGGGGCGAGAGGCAAAGAAAACCCGGCGCTGAGGCCGGGTTTTTCTAGGCTACCAGAGACTCAATCCAAGAGTCTCTGGTATGGAATGGCAACACTCGTGCGGTATCATTAAATAGTAGTGATAGTTGCTGTAGCTCAGGTGTTAACCCATCGCTGTCAACTATTACAAATCTATTGTTTATGTCAGGAACGACCTGACTTAAGTCAACAATCTTCCCAACTGTTGAGTGGGCAGTATTCCATCCCTTACTGCTGGCAAGGCTTACCGTAAACCCGCGTTTTGGTGGTATTAGTCGAGACTCATTCCTTAGCGTTAACGGAACAGTAATGTTATGCCCACTAATACCTTTCACTTTTTCCTTTAAGGCTAGTCGCTTCCCAAGCCCTGCTGATTTTAAGTAACTGATTACACATTTTTCGAACTTATCGTCTTTGACCTCAGCATACCAATCAGCAGTTTGGGCGGATGCAAGAATCCCACCACGAATAACATTTGCAGTTACCTGTCCAACGGACGACTCATCTGCCCACGCAGATATCTCTCCAGAGTCATTTAATGAAATTCCTTGCGAAGCGAGTGATGACCTGATCAGATCAATTTTCTTTTTAGTCAGGTGGATGCCGCGTGATTCAATATTCATCAATGTATCGCAGTAGTCTGTAACCCTATACTGACCACTCATCTCTTGAACGAATACACTTATCTGCTCACAATCATCGTAGTATGTGAATGGACTAATAACGCGCAGCAACGTGTCGCTCATTGGGTGGCATTCAAACCCGAGCTTAGATATGACTGTTGAACACGTTACATTTCCCATGATAACTGACCTGATTTATCTTGATTAGGTAAAGGTGGGCTGCCTTCATATATGATATTAAGCGCCTCGCAAAAATAATTCCAGTAGCCAAAAAAATCATCTGGCTTGATGTTCGTTTCAAGCTTAAGTGCAATTTCTTCCCCAGCTGATTCGAAGTACATGTGATAGTGAGGACCTCGAGCCACCTCAACAAAATCTGGATGGTTCACTATAGATTTATTACGGTGTGGCTTGTTATCCGCAGGGTACGGATCAAGCGCGTAAATGCGCCTGTCATGAAGAAACATCACAAATGAAATCTTCACTATATCCACCCCTTCAACGATAGGAGGACGCCAGTGAAGCATAAATCTTATGCCTGTGATTGGGTTGCCAATTTCATCAAAAGCTTTGAGATCCAATTTAAACCAGATTGGGGTTCGTCCCTCACTTCCGGTCCATGTAACTCCGCTAAAAGTTACTTTTTTCAAGCGAGTAATAGCTTGGTCAACCTCTTTCTGGGTAGGCTTAAAGTCGCCTTTTTTAGCCACTGATTCGTATCACCATGAAAGTTATTGTTAATACCTGTGCTTCTTGTCACCCAAACGTCTCTTCAGGCCACTGGCTATCAGCTATGTGACGATGAAGTCACGAACTTTTCAGCCACTCCCTTGCCTCGATGTCATCCAGATGGCGAGATTGCTTCAGAATACCAGCCACATACTCCACCTTTGCTACTTGATGATAAGGCAACGTTATTGGCCTATGGTCCTGGTTGATGCTTGTAAACTGGTATTCTCCGTCTCTGTCATAGCCAAGAACTTTGATCATGTTGTGTCCTTCAACGGTTCTGACAAACACCTCATCACCCGGGAATACTTTGGTGTTAGGCTCAATGAGTACATATTCTCCTGATTTTATTCTAGGCCACATGCTGTCTCCTTTCACACGAAGACCAAAGGCATCTGGATCATCGCTATAAATCTTGAGCCACCCATCGCGCTCTTCGGTCATCTCGATGGCACCATCAACACCAAGAATTGCCTCACCAACCACGCGCACTAACCCTTTTTTTAATTTGCCAACAAATGAAAGAGTATCTTCATCATTCGCTCCATTTAACGAAGTGCCGTGCTGAAGCCAAACAACATCAACGTTTAGAAATTTCGCAAGCGCATTCATTTTTTCCTGACGCGGTAAAGACTCAGCATTAAACCACTTGCTAACGCCTTTGGACGAAAGAGAAAGGGCACGGGCTATAGCCATTCCCCTACCATGTTCATCAAGACCAGCTTCTTTACAGGCTTGCGCTAGCCGCTGGGCGAATTCTTTGCGCACTTTTTCATTCTGAACCATGAGTACGATACTAAAGCACTTGCAAAAACTTTCAGTTCAATCATAATGTGTACTGAAAGTACGAAAAAGGATATTCCTATGCAAAATCTTGATGAGCCGATTAAAGGTGTCGGCATCCCTGAAGTTGCGAAGGCTTGTGGAGTTAGCGAAAGGGCTGTCTATAAGTGGCTCAAAAACGGCTTCCTCCCTAAGACTGAGTTTTTTGGGAAAACGAAATACGCATCAAAAATCGAAGAGATTTCTGGTGGCAAATATCAAGCAAGCGAAATGCTTGAAATAAGCAAAAAGAACCTTCTGGCTGCATAAGTAACACCGCTATTTTCACAATGGACATTCGTCCTACGTCGCTGACAAAGCGAGCCCCAAGATATCTCCTCTCTGGTTATCTGCATCATCGTCTGCCTGTCATGGGCTGTTAATCATTACCGGGATAACGCCATCGCCTACAAAGCCCAGCGCGACAAAGCCACATCCATCATCGCTGACATGCAGAAGCGTCAACGTGATGTAGCAGAACTTGACGCCAGATACACAAAGGAGCTTGCTGATGCTAACGCGACTATCGAAAGTCTCCGCGCTGATGTTTCTGCTGGTCGTAAGCGCCTGCAAGTCGCCGCCACCTGTGCAAAGTCAACGACCGGAGCCAGCAGCATGGGCGATGGAGAAAGCCCAGGACTTACAGCAGATGCTGAACTCAATTATTACCGTCTCAGAAGTGGAATCGACAGGATAACCGCGCAGGTTAACTACCTGCAGGAGTACATCAGGACTCAGTGCCTGAAATAATTTTTTTGCAAATCACAAAGTCCATTTAATGAGCCTCGCGATGCGGGGCTTTTTTATGTCCGCAGTAAACACGCTTCACACGCGCGACTTATGAACACAGAACCTTTCAGGATGACCCTTGAGGATGCCGGTTTGGTGATCGGTGCCTTTCTGTGGGCCGGAATCCTGTGTGACAAGGTTCATCACTAAAAGGTGATCACTGATGAAGTACCCAACAGTTATTGTCAATGGTGTGTCCGTTCGTGTTGATGAGGATGGACGCTACAACTTAAACGATCTCCATGCAGCAGCAGTTGCAAATGGAGAGGCTACAGAGCAACAGCGCCCAAGCCAGTTTTTGCGTAGCGCGCAGATAAAACGCTTCATAAAAGCACTGGAGGCCAAAGTGCAAAAAAGCACTTTGGAACAAATTCAACCACTTAAAATAATCAAAGGTGGTGCAGAACCAGGTGTGTGGGGTGTTGAACTTCTGGCAATCAGATATGCAGCATGGATTAAGCCGGAATTTGAAATCGAAGTTTATGAAGTTTTCAAAACGGTTGTCCGTCTCGGCGTTGGCGCAATGTCCCGTCTGAATAGAATCGATCACATCATCAATACTGAAACCAAAGCGATAAGCCAGTGCGCAAGCCAAATGGCTAAGTGGGGCGTTGGTGGGCGAAAAAGATTGCTTCATGTTGCACGTGAGAGAGCGGCAAATGAAGTGCAAATGTATTTGCCCGGAATGGTGTGATTTCGCAGGTTAATCCAGTTTTTGCATTACGGCAGTACCGCGAAACAACCCAAGCCAGTAAGTGGGGAAATAACACTGGCAGCCACTGAAAGATGAACCTCCTGCCTGATGGCAAAAAAGATTCTTTGTGGTGGCGGACTGATGGAAAGACATCTTAATCAAGCAACCACTCCACAGGGTCATAATTATGAACGACCAGCAAATCGAAAAAGAAATCGTTGAGAAAGGCAAAACGGCACCGCGTGTAACACCCGAGAAAATTGAAGGCCTCATTTGCAGTGAGCATTTTTTCACTGCTGCGCAGGGTGACCACCAGGCTAAAGAAGATGACCTTATTTATAATCCGGAGCCTTATGTCGAAGCCACCCCTGATGCTCTGCACCTTCTCACTTTCTGCGTATTGGTACTGAAGAATGGCTTCACCGTTACCGGAGAGAGTGCCTGTGCAAGCCAGGAAAACTTTGATGCAGAAATTGGTCGGAAAATTGCGCGTGAAAATGCGGTTAACAAAATTTGGATGCTGGAAGGTTACTTGCTGAAGCAGAACCCGACTATTCCAGTTACTCAATTCCTTGTGGTGTAGGTTGATATGGCAGAAAAAAAGATGACTGACTGGCATCGCAAGGTGCTGTGCAACTTTGATAATGCCTGGTCAGCAACGCAGGATATGCGTGAGCAGATTATTGAAGCTCAACGTTTCGTCCGGGTGTCCGGCGCACAGTGGGAAGGCAGCACAAACGCTGGTTACTCATTTGATGAAGGCAGGTTTGAGCATTACCCGCGCTTTGAGCTGAATAAGATTGCCCGTGAATGTGATCGCATCATTGGCGAGTATCGACAGAATCGCATCAGCGTTAAATTCAGGCCGAAGGATGACAAGGCATCGGAAGCGTTAGCCGAAAAGATGAACGGCAAATTCCGCGCTGACTATCAGGAAACATCCGGTGGCGAAGCGTGTGATAACGCATTTGATGATGCTGTAACGGGCGGATTCTGTTGTTTCCGCATGTGTGCCGATTACGAAGATGAAATGGACCCAAGTAACGAGCAGCGACGCATCAGCCTTCTTCCTGTTTACGACCCGGCCACATGCGTCTTCTTCGATCAGGACAGCAAGCAATATGACCGCTCTGATGCTATGTGGGCTATGGAAATGTTCTCCATGACGCCTAAAGCGTTCGAGGCTGAATACCCTGATTCCATCGCGGCAAGCCTTTCTCGTGATGACACTGGCACTCAATATGACTGGTCAACTCCTGATGCTATCTATGTTGGTCGCTACTACGAAGTTCGCATAGAGAAGGTGAAGCTCACAGCATGGCGTAACCCTGTTAGCGGAGAAACGGCAATCTATGATGAAGATCAAATCAAAGATATTGTCGACGAGCTGACCGATGGTGCATTCGAACTGATTGGCGAGCGAACGGTGAAGAAGCGCCGCGTTTATTGCGGTCTTCTGTCTGGCGCTGAATGGCTGGAAGAACCGAAGCGTATTCCGGGCGAACATATTCCTCTCATCCCGGTATATGGGCGTCGATCATTTGTTGATAATCAGGAGCGAATCGAAGGTCACGCAGCAAAAGCGATGGATGCACAGCGTCTTGAGAACCTGATGGTTTCCATGATTGCAGATAACGCTACTCAAGCTGGCGGTGATGGCATTCCTGTAGTTGATGTTGACATGATTCCTGGTCCTCTCGCCACTCATTGGGCGGAGCGCAACAAAAAGCGCCCGGCGTTCCTGCCGATGGTCAGTCTGAAAAACAAAAACGGAGATATTACTGCGCAGGCTCAGGTCAGCAGTTATACGCCTCCGACACAAATGCCTCCAGCTCTTGCCGGACTATTGCAGTACACCGGAACGGCTATTCAGCAAATTACAGGTGCGTCGCAGCTTGAGAACATGCCGAGCAACGTCGCTACCGATACCGTTGATAGCATCTTTAACCGGATGGACACGCAGTCCTATATCTACATGGACAACATGGCTAAATCCATGCGCCGTGCTGGCGTCGTGTGGCTTTCTATGGCTCCTGAAGTCTATGGCAGTGATGCGCCGATGCGTATCGTTAATGAGGACGGCAGCGATGACGTGGCGCTGATGACTGGTGAAGTGGTTGACCGTCAGACAGGGCAGGTTATCGCGCTTAATGACCTTTCGCAGGGTAACTATGAAGTGACTGTCGATGTTGGCCAGTCGTTCGCTACTCGCCGTGATGCAACGGTTAAGTCGTTACTTTCCATGCTGGCACTTATCTGGCCACAACGGGCGTTCATCCACTGGCGCATTCAACTGGCAAAAAGTCTGACCGAGTATAATCGGGTCTATCAATCTGCATTCTCACCGAACTTACTCGAACGCCCGCGTCTGGAAAGCCATCTACAAAAACTCCTGACCGATGCCGTGAAAATGCGTGGGCTGATTGCGCCCGCCAGCAAAGAAACCCGTATTCCAAAATCGATATATGAAGGTATCCAGACCATTAATCGCAATCTGGTTTGTATGCTGGAGTTGCAAATCAATGCATACTGGGCCACGCGCCCCAGCCATTTCGTGTTATTGAACGCGCAAAAACTTCGTGATACCCAGCATATGATGCAGCAAATACTGCTGAGCCTTGTTCATGCGCTGTACGAAGGTAATCCGCAGCCGGTTTTTGCCAATACGGAAAAATTGAACGATGCTGTGGAAGAGCTGCGTCAGTTGCTGAATAACCACCATGACCTGAAGGTTGTGGAAACACCAATCTATGGTTATGTGTGGCTGAACATGGAAACGGCACATCAGCTTGAGTTGCTATCGAATCTGATTTGCCGGGCCTTGCGCAAATAA